CCGCTTCTTGCGATCCAAGTTTAGCTTGTTCCTTAGTAGTTCGTTGGAAACAAAACTTTGGCCCTGCGAGATGTGTGTCTTCGACATTGACTTCCGTTTCAAAATATTCACTAAGGAGTTTGGCAGTTGTCGCGGTGTATGTACCATTCTTTTTGTACTTAGGAGTCTTAGGTTCTTTATCTATGAACACAACTTTAGTACCCATCTTAGGTTCAATAGTGTTAGAGATTTCAGCCATGCGTTGTTGCATAGTTCCCAATAATTCCTTAGCTTCCTCCATGTTGAAGTACCAGCCTTTAGTTTTACAAAACGCATTGAACCTAGCTGTTTCATGTTCTGCTTGCATACCTGTTTTAATCTTAGGGTTTACTGAAGCTATGCGTTTGTACTCTTCAAGTAGCTCATAGTATACATCGACATTTACTTTAACATCTTGTACACAATATCGGAGCATCTCTCTTGAGTATGCATCCCAGCCATCTTCGTATGTAATCTTGCTGTTGCCAAGGTTCTCACCCCAACCTGCTAGGCCATGACGATGACCACGCTTGTACCTTAGTACCTGAGACATCACCCACGTATCATGTAAGCGTTTCTCATTGAGGGTAGTGCCACACAGCTTGTCTACTACCACATTATCAAAACCGATAATGTTATGGCCTACTAGAAGCTCTGCGTTTTGCAATAGTGCAGCACCATCAGCGATAGAACCATGTAGGTTATCGTGATCAGAGAACTTGTAGATCTGTTTAGTGTCTAAGTTTTGTGCAACGATCATCCAGATAGTGTCTGGAGTAAGACCATTACATTCTATATCATAACATAGGCGCATGATGCGTCCTTTCTTATTTGTTTAAGTACATCTTCAAGTCATTATACCCACCAACTAAATCATCTTTATAGTAAATGATAGGTACAGTGTTCATCAAAGATCTTTTCATTATACGTTTCCCAGTTTCGGGTTGAAGATCTATAGCATATTCTGTAAAGCCCTTACCTGTCTCTCTAAGAAGTTCTTTTGCCTTATTGCAGAATGGACAGTTAGCTATGCTATAAATTTCATACATTATTTAAACTCCTTTACATCTATATCCGTTATTGGATCGTTTACTTTATTAACTACTGATTGTAATTCTTCCAGTTTGTTTTCTAAATCTGTGAGTTCTTTACTGATTGCAAAGAGTTCTTCTTCTTTGTTATCTATTTCACGTTGCAGATTCTCTATTTCTCCAACCATACTCATTTGACCACCATCAATTCATACCAAGATGTTGGGAACAGTTCATACATTACTGTGTCAATCTGTTCAGCAACTTGTCGTGTTTCCTCTTGTGTGTCAGGGGCTACACGAAGTCTGCACATATCTGCAAAGGCATCAATACTACCAGACCAGTACCATTCGGTAAGGGTGTTAACAGGCAGCACAAACCTAGCTTGTTCCTCACAGACACCCATAGCCAGTAAGTACTTGTATTGTTTAGCAGATTCTATACCTTGGTGCCTAACAACTTCTTTGATCATGTGTTGGTCTTCTATGCTCTCATCAGATCCTTGTTTCTTATCTAAAGATTTACTCCTGAAGTCAACAGGTTCATAGAACTCAGGCTCATTGTCCACATACCTGCGGCTAATTTCATTCCACCTTAAGAATTTATGTTTAACAAGTTGTCTTGCCACTGCAATGGGGGCTTTCACATGGAATGATGCAAAGGCATGACCAAAAGGTGACATATGTTTATGTTTTGCAAGGTACGCTATTAGTTTCTTATCACGAGGTGCTAGTACACCCCTGCCACCTTTACCATCATACAGTCCATCTTCTTGACCTTCCCACGTACTTTTATTACCGAAACTAACCCTTGCAGCATTAACTACTGACAGATCAGTTCCCATGTGGTCAATATAAGTCGCTATTATCATTTATAAACCTTTCTATATCTACTTTTACACAAAAGATAGCTGTGCCATTGTTCTGTTTCATTACTTGAGCACGAGATTCTGCCATTTTACATTGATCTTCCTTTGTAAAAGAGCCTAATTGGTAGTGTTCTACTTGTAATCCTGATAATAATTGCATCCACATCAGTATCCACATTATTTATCTTCCTTACTTTTTGGATTATCCCTTACTAATCTGTGAAAATCAATGATACCTCTAGCAATTCCTTCTATTTGAGATCGATTTATCCCTATATCTTTAAGTTCATGGTCATTTAACATATGAAGTTCACGTATTGTGGCATTCATGTTTGCCCTTCTTCGTATTAATTCTGCTACGTCTTTAATCCAACTCATATAATACCTCATATACTCGTTTATCTACATGACTTCTGTAAGTTGTGTCCATATTTTTATCATTACATTTTGCATATACGATTTGTTTAAATTCTAATGGAGTACTAAAGTCACCTAAAAAGTAGACATCTCTAATAATCTCATCAATTTCTGTTTCTATTGTTTTAAATTTACCCATTAGATATAATCTTTCATGGCTCTATCAAGTTGTTCTATACGCATCTCTGCATATCGCATAACTTTCCTAAGATCTGTTATCTCTGATCCAATTTCGTCCTCACCATCATAGAGCTTGTAACCTGCCCTCATAGCATACTTGATTATGTTGCCAGTGTGGAAGGGTAAGTGGTTATCCATTATGAATGTTATAGGTTCTATTTTCCACATTGTGTAATGTGATGGTTCTTTTACTATGTCTGACATTTAATGTCCTTTCTCTAAGTTCCTTATAGGAGAGTGTAATCTCCTTGTTAAATCCGACCCTCGTGGTCGGATTATTTAGTAATAAGAGGTAATAAATATGTCTAAAGAGGTTCATCCAAATAGCCTTAAAAATTTAGCTCCTTCTTTCACAAAAGAAAATGCCCGTGAAATGCAATTAAGATCTGCTGCTTCTCGAAAGGCATCTAGTGATGCAAGGCAAGCTTTAAAACTAACCATGAAAGACTGGAAGAAATACAAAGAAGATGTATTGGATCAAGTAGATATGAATTCTTTAGATGTTCTCAAAGTTCTTATGTTCAAAGCTCTACAAGATGAAGACTTTGACACTGCCAGTGACTTAGCTGCCAAGGTAGCCGAGTATGAACAACCTAAACTACAAAGGAGAGAACTCCAAATAGAAGAGATTGGTGCAGACACGCTGTCTGATGAAGAGCTTGACAGTAAAATCAGAGCTTTGAGAGTAGTCTAGCAGATTCTGCAAGAAGCCGATCCGCTTTGTCGGAGTTTTGTCGGACCCCAAAAAAAATAAGTTTTGTCGGTTTGTCGGATATACAAAAATAACACCCAAAGACTCAATGAGAGTCTTTGGGTTTTTTTATTTATCTTTTACTAGCAGATATAATCAATAAGACTGTAAGAACAAACAGAAGCAGATTCATCATCTGTTATCACCAGAGCCTTGCAGTGTACCATTCTTAGCACGTTCTGATAGTTTGTATAAGTTTCTAGCAGCAATATCATCTAAGTTTAAGGCTGTATCAGCTTCTAGATAATGAGCAAGCACTGCAATATACCACAGTACATCACCAAGTTCGTCTGCAATACCATCATAGGAGTTACCATCACGAATACATTTCTTGATTTTATTTGCAACCTCTCCAGCTTCTCCACATAGTCCTAGACTTAGGTATGCTATTGCTAGAGTTGGGTCTTTATCTGGGAAGATTGCAGTTTTTAGTGCTTGAGATTGGTATTGTCCAAAGTACATTGACATATTCTTCTCCTATTTAGTATTTCTTTACTTTTTCTATGATAGTCACAACATCATTGGTTGTATAACAGATACGACAGTCTTGACACTTTTGACCAGTGCAGTTCTGTCTGTCCATGTATTCATCTGCTAATACATTATTGAATGTTTTATCAAAACCTTTAGGAGGTTTGGACATAATGTGTGACTTTTTAGGATTTGAGTAGATAAGATTTAAGTTGGTTGGTTTAGTATTGTCACGTAACCAACGGAATACAATATCTACACGTTTAGTCCACAGGGCAAAGGTGCACCAAGGATTGTCAACAGTGATAGCCATAAGGTTTTGCATATGTTGATCATTGATGAGTTCACCATGAGCAGAGAAACGGAATACTGAATCATTTATTCTAGGTATTTCTTGTGGTTCTAAAGGACGAGATGAGAGCAAGTCACTGTTACGTTGAAGTGCTGGTGCCATGTTCTTACGATAGCCTTTGAGCATGGTGTGACTGTAGCAATCTCCACAGATGTTATCTGTTTTGTGTTCTACAGCACGTTCATGTTGTTCAAGGCAGTACGTATTAGTACGAGTGTTAGTACTGATAGCACGAAACCCTTCAAGTTTACCTGTCATTTTTGATATGTGTACAGAAGCATGGGTCATTGACTGTTCCAACCTTTTCTCCAATGTCTTAGATGTTCTTCTTCGTTTATATAATCTAAGACACTTTCAGGTAGTCCATCCATTTGCCACAACTTTAATAGGTAATCAGCTTGTTTATCTCCTCTTTCTTCCATTTCGTTTAGATAATTGAAGAGTTCTAATTCTAATATATCACTCATCATCGATATCTTCACCTTCATCAGGCTCCCATTGATCATGTACTCCATTAACGAAAGAACCTTCAAACATACCACCTTCATCTTGATAGTCAGCATCTACATGAATTCCAAGTTCTTGTAAGTGTTCCCATACATGAATAGGTGGACCCCAAGCAGTCCAACAGTTGAATGTTACAAAGTAATCATCTTTTGAATGATCTGGTAATGCTGTTCCTGTTATAAATTCAGGTAATACGTTACCATCTGTATCCCATGAGGAATCATATATTTCTACTTCTGCTACATCCCATTTACAACCCCAGTTTTCTACTCGCCAATCATACCATTCAGCATTGAAGTTACCATTTTCATCTTCAAAGTATTTATTCATTTCAAATGGCATTGGTATGATTAGTTGTAATAGTTCTGGTTCATTCTCTCCGACAACTGATTTACGCAGTTCATCGTATATTATCCTCATAAGGTCCATAGAACCAGTGAGTGTCACTTGTTGATAACAATGATTAGGCATTATAAGTCCCTTCTTTGTAAAAAGTATTATCGTGAGTTTTATACCAAATGATTGGCTTACCTGAGTTAGTCGTTAGCCATGCATATTCTGCTTCACTGACTTTTTCTTGTGTAACATAGTCAATGAATGAGTTACATTTGTATGGATTATAGTAAGCTCTTTCTAGGTTATGTTCGAAGTCTAGTCCTACATTACCTACCCATGAGCCACGTACAAAAGCGTGTACGTTCTTTTGTTTAGTCTTTAAGACACGTTGTCTACCACCTTCTTGTACTACAAATCTAGGATTGTATATAACTACATTGTCATTGTGGTGTTTAACTTTGCCCTTAATCCTGACAGAGAAGAGCTTCTTACGTAAGTTATAATATACTTCTGATTGCATACTCTTCCCTCTCAGGTTTAATTAATAATCATCTTGATCTTCAATGAGTCCATGTTCTTCGCCGTACTTTATAAATGCACAACCCAAGGCTACGAATATTTCTTGTTCATCGTATTCTTCGTGACATAGCATATCTATTTCATACTCTTCATCTGTACCTATCCATAAGGTCAGGTTGAATAACTCATCGATTCTTTTGAATTTAGATGATTTAGGTTTAAATTCAATTATATTAGACATCGGCTAATTCAGCCAGTATCTCTTTCTCATCTTGTAAAATGTCAGATGCATGGGCCATGTCTTTCAACACAAAGCCAAGATCAACGAATAGAGCTTCTGCTTCAACACGAGGAAGTATTAATGCTCTTTCAGCTATTTCTATTACAACATCACCTTCTGCAGTCCAGAAGATATTGTGCAACTGAGAACCAGCAGTTTGTTTGTCTATCATTATTTGTTGAAACCTCTCAATTTAATAACATTACGTAGACGATCAACAGTAGCTATAGATAGTTTTGTACGTGATACAAATCTACCTGATTCAATGTCACGAGCTACTGATAGATATCCTTGGAGATTAGACCAAGAACCAATAGGTTTACCATAGCGTTTGGTTGTGCGCCTAAACATTAGGTTTTGTCTTCCGATTGGGTTTACTGTTGTCATTGTTTAGCCTTTCTTGACTATTTATTAACTGTTTTTACGAATAGAGGCGAATACAAGAAACCCCACTATCCATAGTCCGAACAAGTAGGTTATTGTATTATGCCTCAGTATTAATTACACATGGTCGTGTGTACTCCATCCAAATCTTTCGTTATTCTGGGATGCTTCACGAGTACTGAAAGGGTAATTCCTATCAGCATATGATTTAGCTTTTAATATTATATTAACTAAATCGGTAGAATTAAGGTTTTGTTGAACATCATCCTCTGGATATATTCTAGGACACGTAACTGTACCACAATTCTTAGGATCTAGTGGTATGAAATTACCATCAGGATCTAGTAGTGCAGTTTCTACAACACCACCAGTATTTTCTGATGGTTGTATTATAGAGAGAACATATCCATTACCCAGAGTTAGTTTTACTCTGTTCATTTTATCCCACATATTAATCTCCTACATGGTTTTTAAGTATGTTTATTAGATCTGATATATCGTGACCGGATTTACGTGATAGTTCTCCCAATGTTATGTTGGGATTATTATCAAACACTTCTATTATATGATCAGAGTCCCATTCAATTACTGTCAACAATGGTTCATTATTAGGTTTAGTATCCATTAATCCCTCCATAAGGTTAGGTCAAGGTCAGGGGTGCTTCTCAGGAACAAATTGCCTCCACATTATTCCCCAACATTAACGCAGCTTGATCTGCGAGATACTTCTATCGGCTATTTTTTTGCGGTAGTGAGCCGCTTCATATCATTGGTGATCTTGCCCACCAACTAGGACCAGAACAACTGGTACGCGTTTGTTATGGCAAAATACCTACAGTATTACCATATTGTTCTTTAAACTCTGGACTAGCATAGTCTAGCTTTAGTCCATATGTTGCTTCTGCAATGTAGCTATCACCCATGTCATAACTACCAAAGGTTGCATCTGTTTTAACTGCTACAAACCAACGAGCATACTCATTCGTTGATTCGTTTTTAGGAAGTTGATATGTCTTTAGCAATTTCATTTCAGTAGGACCAAATGGACCATCACCTTTATAGATAGCGTATGGGTTTTGCATTGGTCTTGATTTACCTAATAGATTTTTAGCCATGAGTTTCTTCCTTAGATTCTGTAAGTATTTTTTGTATACCTAGCTGTATTTCAATAGACTTTACTTTTTCACTAAGTTCATCTATTTGTTCTTCCATGACTGATACAACCAGTTCAAGAATATTTAGTTTACTCAGTTTCTCCATTATTTACCCTATCTATAACAGTTTCTAAATCAAAGATTGCTTCATTGATCCCATTGGCACCACGTTTGTATTTAGTACCAGTGATATGACTAGCAAGTTTTAGCAGTTTTGTTTTAGTTAATCCACGACTAGGCATGATACCAGACTTTGATAGTTTTAGTGCTGATTTAAGGAAGATTGCTTGTACTTCATCTCTTCCAGGATTTTCTATTGTTATGTGAGAATCCATTATTTACTCCTTTAAGTGTATATAGATGATTTAGTTGCTTCTCTCCAATCAGAGCTAGTCATTCCTGTCATTAAGAATTCACGTTCATCTGCATTAAGCATAGGGAAAGCATTCTGTATTAATTCACCATCTTCCCATTTTGCAAAACAAGCATCAAACATTGTTGGTTCAATTTTGAATGACATACAGCTAGATTCACCAGTGATAGGTGATGGTTTACATAAGTGTATCATTATTTACTCCTTTTGTTGGGCTTTGTCGGTACTACACCCAGCGTCCCATAAAATATAAAAGACCCTAAGAGAACCTTAGAGTTCCCAAGAGAGCCTTAAAAATCTATTGCACTTGCAGAGATTTTTTAGAAAAAGTGTATCCCGAAGGGATTCAATTTAAAAATCTAGATACCCCAAGAGAACCATAGTTCCCTTGGAGCAAGCTTGGTAAATTCGACCCTCGTGGTCGAATTCAAAGATCGTCTGGTCGTATCTTTGGACGTATTGTACCATCGATGACAGCATCAGAGTAGTCATCCTCTGTCATCAGTACAGTAACCCCATCAACTACATACGATCTTAGATCCTCATAGCTGTTAGTAGCCACCTCAACGGAAGCTACTGCGATTATGGTGACGATATAAACGTGTATAACGCCAGTGAGGAGTGATGTAAGCATAGGGTTCCTCCTAGAACATTTCGTCAGTGATGATCTCACCAGTTGACGTTGTGGTAGGTGCTATACTCGCTAAGACTTCGAAGTCTATAGAGTTAGAACCAGTATACTCAACTAAGTCAGTTACCTGAATAGCTGTGAGTGAGTTCGCAATGCCCTTGCGTCCAGCTGTATCGTATGGATACTGGAAGACAATGACGTTGCCTTTAGAACCATTACCAATAGTTGTACCATCAAGCGGTTGTTTTGTAGAGTCAACTACACGAACAGGCCCGTTGTTTTCACCATTGGCTTTGAATTCTTTACGCTTTACAGAACCAATCCACATATTGTCTTCAGCAAAGGTTGGCCCATGCTTCATTGGGACATGGTTTGCAATGAGTTCTGCAGCTTTAGCATCACTGTCAGTTGCTAGTTGGCCTTCCCATTGTGGAGTACCAAACGGATTTACAGTTTGCTTTGGATTTAGTTTCATCCAGTTTAGGAACACATCGTTGATGATGTAGTTGCGAGGTGTAAAGCCTTCTGAGGTAGATTTAGCCATGTTATAAAATTCCTTGTTGCAGGTTAAGAGAAAAGTCTTTTTAGATCGGAGCCGACTTGTCGTGCTCTGATCCACTATACTCACCTAGATGAATATAACAATGACACCCTAGAATCCCAGAGTGTCATTCTTATTCTCATCAATCTTTGAAATACCCTAAGATCTCCTCGACATAGAACTTAGCTCTAGCCTCAGACATTGCAGGGTATTTACGCATAGTTGCTTTGATAGCTTCAAGTTTATTTTGAGCCATGGTGTTTAGTTCCTTTTCTTCTGTAAGCTTCATTCCTACAGATGTTTAAGTTAGACGATATTATTAAAACGTACCCCGCATCATTGTAGAGTACGTACTTGTCAAGGGCTTTCTTGATTTTCATCAATTAGCCATCCAGTAACACAATACACCACATATCCCAAGGATAAGTAGTAGTAGCATTAAGTTACCAGCCCAGTCATCCAATCCACACATCATTGTTTGTGACCTGCTTTGGACTTGAGTTCTTCATGTTTCTCGAACCAATCATTATCATAGTCGAAAAGATGTGGTTCATCAGCCTCGGCTTCAGCCATCTTACATTCAAACTTTATCAGAACGGATTCATCATAAGTTTCCATTATTTTACTCCTTTCAAGAGGTTACAACTGTTTCTTCTATATTGAATGTTACTTCAACAGGGTTAGACACAGTTAGTCTAAAGATTGTGGGAAATAGCCCAGAGTCATAGTCATCCATATAAATGGAATTGTAGTGTTCAAACGCATCTTGCTTGAATTCAAATGTTTTACAGTATGGTTCATTGAACATGAGGTGATCTAATGATTCTCCTTCATCAGCATACCATCCTTTACGTACAACGTAGATGAATTTTGTGTTTGCTGCATCAGTCATAATATACTCCTTTCAAGAGTTGTTAAATTAGACTACGAAAGGCAATCGCAACTGCCTTTGCTAGTTTAATTTATTGTTTCTCTATAGCATCACATATTTCTGCTAACCACCTATCTCGTACTGAGAGGTAAGCATTGCATCTAGCTAATGCTATTAGATTTAATTCATTTTGCTCTAGGTACTCTGTAGATTTAGCCATTTCATTATTAATAACTATGTCAACAGCTTCTTCTATGTCCTCTAACACTTCATTTGGATCTCTGATATCTTCAAAGTCCTCATTTATAACAGAGAGTGAGTTATTACAGAAGTTATTGAAGTCATTAGCTATGTCTTCCCATTCGTGAGGAATTTCGCTTAACAGTCTTTTGACAGTTTTACGACAGATGTCTTCACGTTCTTCTGCTTCTTTGAGAGCTTTCTTTGCTGTTCTCACAAGCGTCATTGTTTCAGAAATAGTCATAGTATACTCCTTTCAAGAGTTGTTAAATTAGACTACGAAAGGCAATCGTAATTGCCCTTGCTAGTTCAATTTATTACTTAGGGAGATTAGCCCTGATCTTAGCATTGATACGAACTTTGGCATGAGCAAGAGCAGCCTTTGCAGTATCAAATTTACCAAGAGTACCAAGACGAACTTGGATTGGACATCCGTTCTTCTTGAGGTAGATATCAAAGCTATTAGATTTAGCCTTGTAGTTTGTTACAGTGAACTCACCATACTTACCATATGCAACAGTGTATGCAACATGGTTCTGGCCTTTGTAGCCTTTCCAAGTAGGACGAACAACAGTGTGTAGTGTAGCTGAATCAGCCATGATAAAACCCTTTCAAGAGTTGTTAGAGTTGAGGATGAGCCCCCAACAATGCTTAATAGAGCGTACCCAACCTCTTGGGCGTGGTACGATCGGATACTGCACCAGTCAGGTAGACTACTGCAAGATAGATTAGACACTAACTGAATCTTAGCTTGGTCTAATCTGAGAGAGTTCTCTAAGATATAGAGATATAGATAGTAACAATCGGGAGTCTTAGAGAGAGTTCTCCCTATAAGGAACTTAGAGAATCAGATACTCCCATAGCATCTGTCTAATTCTCTCTGCATCTTACGGATCTCGCTACCATCTATGCGGTAGTAGCTCTCAGAGGCTCTGTAAGACTCTCTAAGATGTCGGTAGAACCCATATGGATACCAACCACCTATAGAGATGCTTGATAGACTCACAGCTTGTCTGGGAGTCCCTGAGAGTTCCCTAAGAGTGATAGGGGGGTAGCCAAAATAAACAAGGGTACATATAAGAAAAAAGATCCTTTGAGGCTCTCTCTCAAAGACTCCCTATAATTCCCAGAGGGTAGCCCCAAATCCTCACAGATAATCGACTAATCATAAAATATTACAGGTATATACATAGAGATCCCCCTAGGCTACTACACAGACGCATAAACCATAGTTAACTTATTGATTTATAACGATATGTAGTATTTATCTTTTTTCTTATCTCTAAGTTCCTTATAGGGACAATGTAACATATAGGTAACAGTATGAAAAACAAAGAGATCATGTCTCTTCTTAAAGAAAAAGAGAAGAGAATTAAACTTAAAGGGTACGAAAACAACTTTACTTCTTTTGCTTCAGAACAAATTAAGATAATAACTAAAGATACTAGTAAGGGGTTTGTTCCTTTTAACTTTAATGACTGTCAAATAAAGATTACAGAGGCTCTTCAAGAACAACAAGACAAAACTGGTAGGGTCAGGGCTATTATATTAAAGGCTAGGCAGCAAGGTATCTCTACATACTGTGCTGGTAGGGTCTTCTGGAAGTCTTACTTCTCCCCACACTCTAGATCTGTAGTCATGGCACATGATTCTGCTACATCTGATGCTTTGTTTAGTATGTCTAAAAACCTTATCAGGAACATGGAGGGTGATTTAGTCCCTAATGAGATTACATCTAAC